TCTTTCAGCTTCAGCTTCTTGATCGCGACTACAATAGAAGCCGCGTAGATCATGCCTGAACCACCAGAGATCTTGTCGTCTGGGTCAAACATGTCTTGGCTGGCGTAGGTGTGGTTGGTTGCTACGAGCCCAATGTTGAGGTCACCAAACATGTTGACACAGTTGGTTACCAGTGCTTTCAGCTGACGTGGCTTGCGACCCATGTCACCCTTCATCTCACCCTTTTCGAACTGTGCGATGTCTGTTGGCGTGAGCAGCATACCAAGCGAGTCGATTACAAACAGAACCTTCGGACGATCTGCTTCATCATTGCCACCATACTCAGCGCGGTAGTCCTTGACGAAATCGCTGATAACTTTTGCGACGTCGTCAATCATCGCCATGTTCAGCTTGAGCAGTTTCTCTTCGCTAGTGTCTACCCCAAGAGCGTGTAACCAAGCCTCATCGAGAGCGTTCTCGCTATCGATCAGCACGACATAGATGCCCTGTTCTTGTGCGTTGCGCACTAGGTTGCCTGCTGCGATAAACGACTTACCAGCACCACTCTCGCCGGCGAACATTGTCACCTTACCAAGCGGAACGCCCTTGTTGAAGTCGTTTGAAATTAGCTTGTTGAGCGTATAGTTGCCTGTTGAAATCCAGGTGTCAGGATCACGGAAGCCTACGCTAAGTCCCGCGACTGATTTTGTGATGCTCTTGCGAAATTTGCTGACGTCAAATGCTTTGGCCATTCATTATCTCCTTTAGTTGTTTTAAAATACGAGGATTATTAGGAAATTCTTTGTTAGCCAAATCTTCCCATTCATGTTGTTTGTCAAAATAAAATTTGACAATCCTATGATGAAGTGTAAAAAAATTTAACCGCTGGAACGTATGAGCTAAACATAATTTCTCCTCAATGGCAAATTGGTCGGGCCTAATGGCCCGACCTAGGTTTGAGTGTGAAATTAGCTGGCCTCTTTACGAGCGCGGATGGCTGCGAGAATATCCTTCGCATCCTTGCCACCGCCAGAAGATTGCTTCGGAGTTTCCACGGGCTGAGTAGCAGTCGTGGTTTCATCGTAATCTTCGTCGTCGGCTTCCATGCTCTTAGTCGTGGCAGATTCAACTCTGGGCGTGGAAGCTTTTGCAGCACGGTCGCTAGGTCCAGCGTTAGGAGCGTCCATGCCATAAGGACGGTAGTAATCTGCGAAACGTTCTGGATCGTAGAGTTCACCGTCAACACTAGCTTCGAACATTTCAAAGATAATGCGTAGTTCTTCTTCGCTTGGCTTCTTCGGAAGGAAGTCCTTCAATTCAAAGAGTCCATGCTCAGTAATCGCATCACGCTCTGCTTGGTCTAGGCTACGTGACTTACGTGCCCAGTTGCTGGTTGTGTAATCAGCATACTGGCCCTTCTTCGTCTTGGTAATGCGGAAGTCAACACCCTGATCGTAGTCTGTTGGCAGGTAGTCGCCAAAGTCAGGATCCATAAGGGCGCTCTTGATGATGTTGTGGATCTGCGTATTGATAACAAAACGACGGATCGGATTCTCAGGAGCATCTTCCTCCTGGAACGGGCTCGTTACAACTAGGCCCTGGTAAAGGTAGCTCTTCTTCTTCCAGTATTTACGAGCCATGTCTTCCATGCTGTTGTCCTTGAACCAAGGACGGATCTCTTCGTGGATCGGGCACTTCATGCCGCTCCACATTTCAACGCATGGCACCTTAATGGTGACTGGCTTGCCTTCATCGCCGCCCTTGACGCCGCTGAAGGTAAGGTTGATCATTTGACGCTCAACCCAGAAGAAGTCATTGGACGCATCCCCATCCGGGAGGAAGCGAACAATTGATGTTTCATTTTCGGGTGTGTTCCAGTGTGGGAAGATCGCGTTGTCGCCGCCGAAGTTCTTTCCACCTTTGTTCTGCTCTTGCTGAAGCAGTTTCGCACGAATCTCTGCGAGTGTTGCCATTGTAGTTCTCCTATATTAGCCTATATTAGCCTATGTTTGTTACCGGTAGTCCGGCTCATGTTAGTTTTAGAGACAAGCGAGTTATAAAGCTAACTCCTTGAATATACGTTAGAAACTTCTGAGTGTCAATAACTCTTTGATTTCCTTCGCAGTATTATTTATCAATAAAAGCCCTTGAACAGCGGATGTTCTGTGATTATCTGAATGTTTTTCGCGTTCAATGTCTTATGGATTTCGTCAGCGTAGATGCCTAAAAGATAGGCATCGAGTGGCTCGATGTTGCTACCGATCGGGCCGCCCCACGCTTCCATAGCTGTAGGCATTGCGTCTAGCTTGGCTTTGATCTTAGCTGCAAAAGCTTCGTCACCATCGTCTTTTGCTGCATAGTGTTGATCCCATAGTGCATCGCGATCATCGTTGTAATCCTCGATGAATCGCTCCATGCTCTTATAGATCTTTCCTAAGATGACGAACTCCTCAGTCTCACGCTTTGGGTTAGACCCTCTGGATCTGGCGTTAGCATATCCCCAATTGTATGGTATGATCTTGTAACGCTGTGACAGCTTACGCTGATCAATCACGTAAACCACGTCTGCCCAATGTTTAGCATAGGCGAAGGTGCGTGTCATACTAACGCCCTTCAACCAAAAACTGTCATTGTAATCTGGATGGTCATCACGTAGACGCTTGCCGCCTGGCCAAAAGCGTTGTGTAGTGCGTCCTTCAATACGGTTGCGCTGTAGCTGCTCGATCGCATGATTGTGGCGAACGCCGTGATACAGAGGCGCATCACGGCCTTCAATCAGCTGATCGTAACGCATTAGAGGAACAGCTTACGAACGTCGCTGTATTTTGAAAATGCCTCGTTGATCTTTTCTAGTTCTTCTTCTTCAAGTGGCTTTTCATCTTCGAGTTCGTCAGCTTCTGCTACTTTGCCGCGCTGCTTGATCACGTTGATAGCAGCCGCAGCCATGTTGAGGTGCTTGCTTCCTACATCGTGCACAAGGTCGCTCACAGCCATCATCTTGTTAGCGAGCATGTCATCCTTCACCTTAGGTGCAAGGTATGTTACCCATGCTGCGATAGCTGTGGCTGGATCACGGAATTTGCGTGATGCTGGGTTCTCTGGATCAGCGTCGTCAACTGGCTTGCTGAGGGCGATGTTGTCCTTGGTTCCCATAACGTATCTTGCGAAGTCGATGATTTCGGCTTCCTTGGCCTGACGACCACGCATGTTCTCAATCACTCGTGCCACGTAAGGTAGACTTCCTGCAATACTCTCATCGAAGTATTTGACTGTAACATTGTCTTTCAGTTCGTCAAGCTTTTCCTTGCCGACCTCTGTGTTCTCACGGGTGAAAGTTTCAAAGTGATGCGTATAGCCTTTTGGCCCTGCGATCTGCTTGAGGTTGATACGTAGGTTGGTGATGCGGCTGGTGATCTCTTCACCAATCTGAGCATCCTCAAAGAAATCGTTGCGCTTGTTCTTGCGCTGAAATTTCTTGAGCTCGTTTAGCTCTTCCATGGTCTCGTAGATGTATTGACCAAAGTCATCAAACGGCGTGCCACCTTCTTTTACGTGGCGGCACATTGCCTTAGCAGCGGTGAGGTTGTTTGAAGGAAACTTGAAACGCTCGCCTGCGCTATTCTCGATAAAGATGCTCTCAATCTGGCGTGATCGTGCTCCGCGCTGTGATTCATCTACGCTGCGCTTGTGGCGGACGATCAGCTTTGCGTCACCTAGTTCGTTGATGCTCTTACGTGCTGATCCGTGCCAGCCGCTGAAGCCTTCCTCTACCTTTTGTGGTGAATTGTCTGGATTGCCAGTCTTAGCAAACTTACGTGCTTTGTCTTCGTCTGAAAATGTTTTCATCGTGCCTTCCTGATTCTTTGCCCACCAACCTGTTTTGGTCTTTTTGACAGTGCCGTCAGCTTGTGCACCACCCCAACTTGATTCTTTTACTGTTTTTGCCATGAATGCGAAATCCCTTGGTTCAATTGACTTACCAAAAGTCTTGACTGTGTATTCGATGATGTAGCGGTTTGCCAGGTTGCGCAATCCACTTAGCATAGGCTTTAATGC